CACGCGCTTCGAAGCGTGGCTGAAGAAGGTCTGATATGTCCGCGTCGATCGTAGAGCGCATCGCTGAGGCGGTGAAGGCAGCGCTGCTGGCCGCTCCGCAAATCGCGGAAGTGGTCGATCGCGTGGACCGCGCGCGCGAGGACAGCCGGCACCGCGAAGAAGGCGAGTCGATCAACATCAGCTCGGAAGCGCTGGCGGTAAAGAGCCTATCCACGTCAACCGACGACAAGGAACTCACGCTCAACGTGGAGATCTACGTGCGCGGCGACGTCTGGGAGACGCGCGCGGACGCGATCGCCGTCCAGGCGCACACGCGCATCATGCGGCGCAATTACAAGGCCACGGACAGCGTCGCGCTCGCCCAGCTGCGCCTGGTCGATGGCGACTGGACCGGACAGGACGGCGACCAGACGCCGGGCAAACGCACCATGAAGTACGCATTCCGCTATCTCGCGATGGCGGAGGACATCACCACGCAACCTTAGAAGGAGCAACCGACATGCCGAACCCGAAAACCCCCGCTGAACTGAACAGCATCGTCAGCGCCTGGCGCGACGATCTCGTCGCCAACCAGGTCAACCGCAAATCCGCGCCGCTCGCGGAGCAGGCGAACGCCGCGCTCGGCGCCCTGGCCGAGCAGCTCGCATACGAAGACAACGCGGTCGATCTGGACGAATGGTTTGAAACGCATTTCCACCAGCCGCCCGTGTCGCGCGACACGGACTTCTACAACGCGCTCCACGCGGCCAAGGAAGACCTGAAAGCGCAGCTCGCCGCCTGAGCGTCGCCGCAGCGCAGCACCGTCACACCAGAGCGGCAGCCCCGCAACACCCCCTCGCATCAATAACGAAAGGAGACTCACATGGCACAGTACGGTTTCGGTTCCGGCTCGTTCTGGGGCGTCGACTCCGGGGCGAATCCCACGCCCGGGCGCTTCGGCGAACTGCAGGACGTCGGCGTGGACTTCAGCTTCAACCTGAAAGAACTCTACGGGCAGAAATCCTTCCCGGCCACCGTCGCGCGCGGCCTGGGCAAGATCGCCTGCAAGGGCAAGCTCGCGCGCTTCCAGGGCCGCATCCTGAATAGCCTCTTCTTCAACAACACCAAGGCGGCCGGCCAGGTATCGGTCGCGGCGGATGAGGCCGGCACGGTTGGGACCACGCCTTTCCAGATCACCGTGTCCAATTCTGCCAACTTCGTGGATGACCTGGGCGTGCGCAACGCCGCCACCGGCATTCCGCTGGTGTGCGTGGCTGCCGGCCCCACGACCGGGCAGTACTCCGTTTCCGCTGGTGTGTACACCTTCGCCGCGGCCGACACCGGTATCGCGATGAAGATCGACTACACCTACACCGTCGCGGCCACCGGCGAGAAAATCTCCATCGTCAACAACGCGACCGGCCTCGCGCCCAACTTCAAGGGCGTGTTCACCCAGAGCTACAACAGCCTGCGCCAGACCCTGGTGCTCAATGCGTGCGTGAGCTCCAAGCTCTCGATCGCCTCGAAGCTGGAGGACTTCAACATGAAGGACTTCGACTTCGCCGGCATGGCCGACAGCGCGGAGAACATCGGCACCTGGAGCCTGGGCGAGGCGAGCTAGGCCTGTTGTCTTAAGTAAATTGTTCCACGTGAAGCCCGGCCCGCGCCATTCGATGGTGCTGGCCGGGCGCCGAGGTATTTCGTGACCGAAAAAGAAGCCCTGCTGGTGCGCAACATCCTGAACGGCGTGCCGGAGGAGGCGCTCGCCGGCGCGCTGCACCTGGATGCGGAGGACATCCGCGCCGCCTTTGCGGAGGCGATGCGCCGCGTCGCGGAGTACGTGCTGGTGCACTGCGTGCCGTTCTTCCCCTGCGCGCTGCCGATCGAAGCGCAGCGCAACCGCGTCATGGTGATGGACATCATCGGCCGCATCGAGCGCTGGGACGCCTCCGAGCGCGACATCATGCTGGCCTTGCTGAAGGGCGAGCGCGTGGACGCGCCGCGCGAACTGATTGCGGAGATCATGCGCCGTACCCTCGACGCCCTGCCGCACTACCTCGCGCTTGCCGAGGTGCGGATCTACATGGCGGACCGCCGGGCGTTCATCGCCGGGCATCGCCGGCGCGTCATCGAAGCGATTGAACAGTTCGTGAGCTTTCGCAATCCGCTGCTCTACAAGAACATCATCCACGTCACCGGCGATGCCGACGCCCTGATCGGCAACATGAGGAACCTGTAATGATCCCCGGAGAAAAAATCACCATCGGCGGCAGGGAATACATCGCGCCGCCGCTCAATCTCGCGTCCATGCGCGCGCACAAGGCGATGATGACGAAAGCCTACGGCATGGCCAAGGGCTCGGGTGTCGAACCCGCTCCGGACGACCTGCTCGAAATGTCCGAAATGGTGGTCGAAAGCCTGAAGCGCAATTATCCCGAAGTCACCCTGGATGCGATCGAGGCGGACCTCGACTTTCCGACGCTGCTCTCCGCGTTCACCAGGATCATCTCCGCGGGCCTGGTGGGTCCATCCCTGGGGGAGACCAAGCCGGGGAGCCAGTAGAACTCGACGAGCTGATTTCCCAGGTCTGCAACAACACGCAGTGGACCTGGGACTACGTCGAGCAGCACATGGATTTTCCCCGGCTGCGCTGGATGGCGCTCGATTGGAAGAAACGCCCGCCGGTGCACGTTTCGGTCGCCGCCTATCTCGGCATCGGCAAGAAGGATTCCGGCGCCGGCGAGATCCTGCCCGCCGCGGACGATTCCGCGGCCATCCTTGACGATTTGCTGCCACAGACCCCGAATAAGGACACCTGACCGTGGCCAACGAATTCAGAACAGAGATCACCGCCGATCGCACGCAGTTCGACGCGGCGATGGAGGGCATGGCGCAGAAAGCCATGACCGAGAGCCAGCGCATGCAGTCCTCGATGCGCGAGGCATTCACGCAGGTCGGCACCGCTGCCGGCGAGTCGTTTAAGAAAATGAACACGCAGTTCGATGCGATGAAGGAAGGGATCAAGGCAATCCGCGGCGCGCTGGCTGCGGTCGCCGCAGTGGTCGCCGGCGGCGCCATGTTCACCAAGGCCATCACTCAGTCCGCGGAGCTAACCGAGGAATCCCGCAAGCTCGCCACCATGCTCGGCGTCACCCTCGAAGCGGCGAGCGCGCTGCGCATCGCGATTAGCGACAGCGAGCTGACCACAGACGATTACACCAGCATGGTCTCGAAGCTGACCATGAAGCTGCGCGAGGGCGAGGACCGGTTCAACGAACTCGGCATCAAGACTCGCGGCGCGAACGGTGAATTGCTCGATACCGAGCGGATTACCGGCAATGCGCTTGCCGCGTTGCAGAATTTCAAGGAAGGCACCGACCGCAACCTCGCCTCCACGGAGCTGTTCGGCAAGGGCTGGGATCGTGTCAACAAGCTGTTGCGGATCACGCCGGAGGCGATGGAGGAGGCGCGGCAAAAGGCCGTTGCGTTGGAACTGCAGATTGGGCCGGAGGGCGCCAAACGCCTGCGCCAGTATGAAATGGCGATGAATGACCTCAAGGATGTCGGTGAAGCCCTTGCCAACCGCATAGGGCAGGCCCTGATGCCGGTGCTGACCGACATGGGCAACTGGCTCGCCGGTATGGGCCCGGCAGCCGTCACCGTGCTGCGAGGTGCCCTGGGAGGCCTCCTGACCATGGTGTACGCGGTACAGAACGGCATCGTGGTGATGGTGCGCCTGGTGAGCGCCGCGCTGTACACGGTGATCGAACCGCTGGCGGCGATCGCCGAGGCCAGCGCGCTGGCGGTGACCGGCAATTTTGCCGCGGCCGGCGCCAGGCTGAAACAGATCCCGGAGAATATCAGCGCGCGTTGGAAAGAGGAATTCGATGAGATTCTCAAATCGGGCGACCTGACGCGCGAGCGCATTGCCGCGCTGTTCGATCCGGCTGCGGAGCAGGGCGCGTCGCAGGGGGGCGCCAAAGCCGGCAAGGCGTTCACCCCGAAGAAGGACACTGACAAATCGCGCATGTCCGGCTGGGAGGCCGAGCTTGCCGCCCAACGCGACGCGTATGACAAGCAGATGCTCGAGCAGGGATCGTTCCAGCAATTCACGCTGGCGATGGAACGCGATTTCTGGAAAAGGATCCTCGACACGGTCGCCATGACCGCCGAGGAGCGCGTGGCGGCGTCGAAGAAGTATTACTCCGCGGAGCGCGAGCTGCGCAAGGTCGCGTTCGAGGCCGAGATCGCGGAGCTGAAGGAGCGCCTGGAGCGCCACAAGCAGGGCTCGATCGAGCGCGTCCGTCTCGCCGGCGAATCCGCCGCCCGGATCGGCGAGAAATACGGCCTGGAATCGAAGGAGTACAAGCAGGCCCTGGGCGAGATGTCGAAGATGGCCGAGGAGCGCGGCAAGCAGCGGCAGCAGTTGGAGGAGATGGCGCTCGAACGCACGAAGGAGGCGAAGGTCTCCGTCATCGAGCTCGAGCGCCAGGCTCTGGACGACGCGGAAAAACTCGGCATCGTCTCGACCAAGAACAAACTCGCGCGCCTGAAAGAGCTGAAGGAACTCGAATTCCAGATCGAGCTGCAGGCGCTCACGGACACGGCAGCGATCTACGAAATGGACGCCATCGCGTACCAGCAGCACCTGGACAAGCTCGCCAAGCTGAAGGAAACGCACGCCGCCGGCGTGCGCAAGCTCGACGGCCAGGTGGCGCTCGAATCGAAGAAGAGCTTCGACACCTGGTTCGACCCCATCGGCAACGGCTTCCAGAAGCTCATGGACGGCATGATCCAGGGCACGCAGACCTGGCACGGGGCGATCCGCAAGACGCTCCTGGCGGTGGGTGCGGAGTTTCTGTCCCTCGGCGTGAAGCTCGCCGTCAACTGGGTCAAAACCGAGCTGCTGAAGACCCAGGCCACCGTCGCCGGCACGGCCGCGCGCACAGCCGCGGAGACGGCCGGCGCCGGCCAGTCGGTGCTGGTCGCCGCATGGACCGCGATCAAGACCATCGGCATCAAGGCCTGGGAGGCGGCCGCGAGCGTGTACGCCGCCATCGCCTCGATCCCGGTGGTGGGGCCGTTCCTCGCGCCCGCCATGGCGGTTGCCGCGGCGGGGACCGTGATGTCCTTCGTCGGCAGGATCGCCTCCGCGGAAGGCGGATTCGACGTTCCGCGCGGCCTGAATCCAGTCACGCAGTTGCACGAAAAAGAGATGGTGCTCCCCGCGCACCTGGCCGAGACTGTCCGCGCCATGGCGGGTGCAGCCGGCAGCGGGGCCGGCGGCGGCGATATCTACCTGAACGTCAATGCGGTGGACGGGGCGAGCGTGCGGCGCCTGTTCATGGACCACGGTTCGGCGCTCTCTGACGCGCTGCGGCGCCAGGCGCGCAACTTCACCCCGATCAAGCCGCAATGAGCAACGTGGTGTATCCGGTGCTGCCAGGCCTGGGCTGGCCCGTAGGCAAGCGGGATGCGTTCAACACCAAAATCCAGCGCTCCGCCTCCGGGAAGGAATATCGCTCCGCGTTCATGCAGACGCCGCTCACCACCTTCAAGCTGCCGTACGAGTTCCTGCGCGATGCCGGGGTCAACCTCGAGGTGCAGCAGCTGATCGGATTCTGGCGCGCCCGGTTGGGGTCGTTCGATTCGTTTCTTCACGCAGACCCCACCGATTGCGTGGTGACCGACCAGAACTTCGGCACGGGCACGGGCTCCGCGACCGTGTTTCCGCTCATCCGCACCTACGGCGCCGGCGGCTTCACCGCGAACCAGTACGTGCAGAACGTGAACGCGATCACCAACATCAAGGACAACGGCGTCACGATTCTGCAGGGCGCCGGCGCAGGCAAGTACACGGTGGACGCGCTCGGCAACATCACCTTCGGCACGGCGCCCGTGGCGGGGCATGCGCTCACCTGGACCGGCGCGTATTACCACCGCTGCCGGTTCCTCGCGGACGAGATCGATTACCGGAATTTCGCAAGCGGGCTGTGGGATATCGGCCAACTGCAGTTCATCGGTTCGCCGCAGAACCTGGTCTGAGATGAAATCAGTCTATGGCGTGGGCGGGGTGCCCGGGGTCGGCGATCCGGCGGCAATGAATGCGTTGCTGAATTCCCGGCAATTCAGCATGGCCGATCTGTACACCATCACACTCGCCGACGGCACCGTGCTGCGGTACACGAGCGCGGCGCGCGATTTGGCCGTCCTGGGGAACGTGTTTTCGTCCGTCGGGCCGCTGCTCACCCGCGGGCCGACGCGCATCGTCATCGGGCTGGAGGTCGATACGCTGGAAGTCAATTTCCTCGTCAACTCCGGCGTATTGATCAACGGCATGCCGATGGCGCAGTTCGCGGCGATCGGCGGATTCGACGGCGCCCGGCTCGCGCTCTGGCGCATCTTCATGCCAGTGTCCTCCTGGGGCGACGTGTCGGCCGGGTACCTGATCCAGTTTTCCGGCAGGACTGCGGAGCTTGAGCCGACGCGCACCAAGGTCAGGATGAACGTGCACTCCGACATCGAGCTGTTGAACGTCATGCTGCCGCGCAACGTCTATCAAGCCGGCTGCAGGCACAAGCTCTATAACGCGGGGTGCACGCTCAGCAAGGCGGCGCTGACCGTCTCCTCCGCGGCGGCATCCGGCAGCACGCAACTGGTGGTCAACTCCGCACTCGCCCAGGCCGCCGGCTACTTCGACCTCGGCGTGATTACCTTCACCGGCGGGGCGAACACCGGGCTCTCGCGCACCGTCAAGAGCTACACGCCGGGTGTGCATACGCTGTCGTTCCCGCTACTCTCAGCGCCGGCGGTTGGCGACACCTTCACCACTTATCCGGGCGATGAAAAACATCTTACCGCTTGCGAGGACAAGTTCGCGAACCGGGCGAACTTCGGCGGCTTTCCCTTCATCCCTGCGCCCGAGACCGCGTACTGATGGACGCCTGGCGCACAGCAGTCGTCGAGGAGGCCAGGACCTGGCTCGGCACGCCGTGGGTACATCGCGCGCGGATCAAGGGCGCCGGCGTCGATTGCGCGCAGTTTCTGATCGGCGCCTACGCGGGCGCGGGCGTGATCGAGGCGTTCGACACCGGCGATTACCCGCCGGACTGGATGATGCACCGGGAAGAGGAGCGCTTTCTCGGCTGGATCGATCGGCACATGGTCCCGACGTTCGCCGCGCTTCCCGGCGACGTGGCGATCTGGCAATTCGGCCGCTCCTTTTCGCACGCGGCGATCGTGATCGAGTGGCCGGTGGTGATTCACGCCTTCCGGAAGGAGCGCGGCGTCGTCTGGGGCAACGCTCTGCTGGGCGATCTGTCGCGGCATGAGATGCGGCTCTATACGAAAAGGCTCACGCCATGAGCGGCCTCATCGGCGGAAAGAGGACGCAGATCAACAACACCGAGACCGCGCTTGGCGCGATGCAGGTGCAGAACTCGGCGCAGGGCCTGCCGATCCCGATCGTCTATGGCACGACGCGCATCACCGGAAACAACATTTGGTACGGCGATTTCACGGCGGTGCCGCATACCGACACGCAATCCAGTGGCGGAGGGAAGGGCGGCGGCGGCGGCGTCACGATCACGACCACCACGTACACCTACACCACCGGCGTGGCTATAGGGCTGTGCGAGGGCCCGATCGGCGGCATCGGGCAAATCTGGGAGCAGAAGAACGTCACCACCGCGGCCGCGCTCGGGTTGACCGAATTCACCGGCTCCTACGCGCAGGCGCCGTGGAGCTACCTCACCTCGAACCATCCGAGCGAGGCGCTCGGATACCGCGGCATCGCGTATGTGGCGACGGCGGCGTACCAGCTCGGGAATTCGGGCAGCCTGCCGAATTTGTCGTTCGAGATTCATGGTAAATATACAACGGGATCGATTGCATGGACTTCGCGCACGAGCGTAGCAAATAACACGTGGCGCGCAATTGCATGGAATGGGTCGATATTCGTAGCGGTCAGCATCGACGGCGCAGGCAATCGCGTCATGACCTCGCCGGATGGGGTGACGTGGACATCACGAGCGAGTGCAGCAGACAATCAATGGCTCGGCGTCTGTTGGGGAAACGGGCTTTTCGTAGCTGTCGCAAATACCGGAGCTACGAGCCGTGTGATGACTTCCCCTGATGGTATCAATTGGACGGCGCGTACAGGCATTCTCGATAGGACGTGGCTTTCCGTTGCATGGAATGGCAGTGTGTTTGTAGCCGTCGCTAATGGCAGCACTTGGGCCTTTGGGGTGCTAGACAGCGTGATGACCTCGCCCGATGGTGTTACGTGGACGCTCCGAAATGCTGCCGCTGCAAGTCAATGGTTGTCTGTTGTATGGGCAGATACTCTGGGGCTTTTCGTGGCAGTGGCCAATGCTGGTGCGGGCAACCGCGTTATGACTTCCCCTGATGGTGTGACGTGGACGGGACGTTCCGCAGCGGCGGCAAATGCATGGCGGGCAGTAACGTGGGGCAATAGTCTGCTCGTTGCCGTATCTTCTGACGGCGCCG